CCAGTATGGTTATTGAGGAGCGGATCTTCTCTATGCTATATACTGGATACCATGAGCCAGCGACGTATCTAGGTGTGGCACCCAAAAATGATAATTGCGTTATGTCGTCTGTTACCAGATCGTCAGAGCGCTTCAAATTGAGGCCAAATTTGGAATAAAACTTCTCCCTTTGCTCAAAGGAGATAAAAGGTCCCAGTTCTTTAGGAACTGCACCGAAATGATCGTCAGCATATATAGCTAGTTGCACCGCATACCGAATGTCAGGTACCGTGATTGGTCTGTGGTAAATTTCGGGCCATATAGTCGATAGCCACATAATAAATACCAAAATGTGCACCAGGGTATTATCCTGGGTGGTGTTCTTAAACCCCGACTTCATGCTCTTCTTGAGCAAAAACACGTGCCCGTTGGGCAATATAACGCAAGTGTAAATCGCGTTATGATACATACATTTAAACACCTTCTTAAGGTCATTTAATGTAAAGCCGTGTCGTTTAACCCACTCGATACACTCCTTCGTTCCCTGGAGCATATGGTCATTCTTGAATAAGAAATGGTACCGTATCGCGTGAGCTTGCCAAAGTAAATCGGCAGACATGCTTTTGTCGTATTTTGAACAATCCCCCTTGAAGTAGAGGGGGAGTCTTTTCATGGACCTAATCAACTTATCAAAGCCACCGTATTGAAACGTGATACCAATAGAACAATGGTTGTCCATGGCAGTGATCATGTTGTCGTTGAAATTGGAGCAATACATGGCTTGCACCATATATTCTGCCACTGAAGGAAAGCAAAATGCACGTAAGTTGTTCTCATCAATCTTAGTGCGAGGCAAATACTCTTGCTTTATTGTCCATTTCCACAAGGGACACGCAGTTTCATCAGCAGCGAACTCTTTCATAAAAAACGGAAGATGCGTTTCCACATGTCCGTTGTCTATGTAATCCGCCTTGGATTTAACTCCACGAGGCATATACATGCCCGCTGATGAACCCCTATTTATAACAAATTGGGTTGGAGCAACCATGCCACCCTTCATACCCATTTGACTGAGCATTTCGATAAGCTTATCGGTGGCGTCTACCAACATATGTTTATCCTCGTGTACTATGTCCGAGTATGTGGTTTGTACGATTTCCAAT